ATCAAACTGATAGAAGTCTTTTTTATTGACTACCACTATTTTAACAAACTTTTCCTTCAATGTCAAGACATCAAAATCAGAATAATTTGTTGTCGAATCATCATAATAAACCTTTTCAAAGATTGTGTATGGGTTGATAATTCTTTCTAGTTCTCTAGTCTCTGTGTCAAAGATATGGAAACCTTTTGGACAACCGTTATCAGACCAAGTCATCTGATATGTATTGCCTAGGTAATAGATATGTCCATCATCTGATTTCTTATGAAAGTGTCCAGAAAATACAGTGTCAAACTTTCTTAGAAAATCTTTATCATATCCACTTTCTGAGAAATGTCCAGCGTGCATCTCAAAACCATTGATTTCAAAATGTCCCATACAAATCTGTGCAGAGGTCATTTCAATACTTCTCATAGATTTAGCATAGTTTTCTGCACAAATCCAAGGCATCAAATGAATACCAACACCATCGAATTCTTCTGTGCATGGTGAATCATAACACTTAATGTTTGGATATCTTTCTTCACCAGGCCCACCCAATAGTTCGTAGAGTGAGTTTACCTCATTGGTATTTTTGTAAAAGGTATCGTGATTACCCACAAGCATATGAAGATTAACATTCCTATGCACAAATGGCAGAACAAATCTTTCACGAAAATCTTTTGCAATTTTATAAGAAACAAACTTACGTCTGTCCATCACATCGCCCAGATGGATAACTGTTTTAATACCAGATTTATCAAGATAAGGAAAGAAGATGTCTTCCCAAAACTTGTAGAAGTATTCGTTAAATGCTAAGTTATCGTTTCTGGCGCCAAAGTGAGTATCAGTTATCAGCGCTATTTTCATTTACATCTTCACCTTCATCATCATAAAATTTTTCAAGTCCTTTTGGTTGAACCTTCTTCTTCTTAGGTTTATACACTGCTTCTTGAGGAAGAAAGTTCTTCTGTAAATAATCAACATATGCACTCTGAGCAGATGAATCATCCATACTATCTGTAAGAAATGCTTCTATGTTCATATTTTCAATAATCTTGTGTTTAACGTGTTGTTGTTTTTTCTCTTTTTGAATTCTACGAATAAATGCGTAGTAGATAATTTGTGTAAAATACGCAAAAGGATTCTTTGATTTTTCTGGATTGAAGTTGTGTGCATATTGCAGACAGTTCTCAATTCCATCAGAAATCATTTCATCCCTATAGGTGTAATTGATAAAATTAGGTCGGTAGGATAGATGATTTGCAATTTTAAGGAAGCACTCTCCGATGTAGTTGGATACTGGTGGTTGTGGTTCACCTAGTTCCTCGGCTTCTTTGCAAGAATCTTTCCACTCTTTCATTGCTTCTAGGAACTGTGCATTATTGACATAATGCGCTCCTTTTGTTTTTTTAGTCATAATAACTCCACATATGTTGTTGCGTCTATTTGCAACTTATTGTTGCGTCTATTTGTAACTTATTGATACATCATACTATATCTTGTTATATATGTCAAGAGAAAAATAATTATAAAAATCTATTGACTTTCTCTTGACAAGAGGGTATATTTACTATGCTGGGTTTGAGAATGAATAGATCTAATGATATGTCTTTGTTGGATGATCATAGTCATCAAAGTCAAATTCTTCTTCATCAATGTCTTCTTCCATGTCATCCATAAAGTTTTCCTCTGAGTAAGCACTACTAGCAAGATGATTGTATTCTTCATCTTGTTTATTCATTTTAAAAATACAATATTCATAAAATTTAGACAAACCATATGATGCTGGAGCTGAGGCCAGAATTTGATTCTCTTGGATTTCTAAGGAGTTTCCTTCTGCGAAGTGCATCCATCTAGATAAAGAAAGAGATTCTTCTATACCTTCAGAAGTTCTTCTAGGAATAGTCATAAGTTTCAGTGGAGTGGAAACACTTATACTTCTTTCATTCTTTTGAATTAGTCCACAAACCACTTCTTCACCACTAGAAAGTTTCAGTATTACAAATTTGTTATCTGAAGTCATTTCATTTTTATCCTTTTAATTTCATAATCAAACTGTTCCTCATTATAGATATTTATTCTTTCTAAAAAGTGATTAATAGTGAAATTGCGTTTTGATTTGTATGTGAGGTCGTCTGCAATGTCGAAGAGGGTAGCGGTATCTTTAGTTTCACTCCTACGCAGTCCACGACCAATACTTTGCAGCGTTCTAACTCTGGACTTATTTGGACTACTGAACACGATGTTATGAAGATTACGGATATTAATACCAGTAGAGAACGTGCCATATGATGCCACAATAATTGCATCTTTTTCTTTTTCTGTAATAGCACGAATGTCTTCTCTTGTTTGGGTGTCTGTTCCACCATATACATAAAATACTTTTCTATCAGTATTTGCTTTTATTAAATCGTAAAGAACACTTCCATGTTTTTCTACAAATTGAAAAAGAACTAAAGTATTGCCTTTTAAGGCTAAAGTCAAGTCTTTAATGAATTCGTTTCGTTTAGGGTGAGTTACAATAAAGTCAATTTCATCTTGATATTTCATATCCTTTACGAGTTTACACTCATGTTCTGGATATGTCAATACTAATGCTCTAATCTTAAAAGAAGCAAGTGTTTTCTCATCAATTAATTCTTTTGTTGAGATAACCTTATTTAGTGATCCAAAGAGACCTTCTAGAACTAATCTATGAGTTTGCATACCATCTAGTGTTCCTGTCAAACCAAAACGATACTTACATAGATGTAGTTTTGTTAGAATAGTTGTAAGAGATTTTGCCTTAAACAGATGAGCCTCATCCCCAACAATACACCCAAATTGTTCAAAGTAACTTTTTGGAAACTTGTAGATAGACTGCCAAGTAGAAATGACAACACGTTTGGTTACATTCTTATCATGTCCACTGTATATCTTCTGCATATATTCTTCTTGCCATCCATAGTCGATAAAGTCAGAATACATCTGTTCAACTAGAGATGTTGTAGGAACAAGAATAAGAATTTTATCTGTTGCTTCTTTTTCTAAAAGCAACATATAATATCTTACCAAAATATAGATTATAAGTGACTTACCAGAAGCGGTAGGACTAAGAAGAAGGGCCCTATGGTTTCTAATAGCATAATCCACGGCGTCAACTTGATAATCACGAGGTTTGATATTTCTTCCATTGGATCGAAGTCTAAGCTGTCTAATGAATCCATCAAGAGTTGCTCTGTCGATTGTTTTTTCATTTTTTAGTTCCTCACTAATTTCATAATTGTCACCATAGTCATCTAAGTATTTTATTAGATAGGGTAACAGTCCAGCATATAGTTCTCCAGTTGCTGGAGAAAATAATCTAATTTTACCATCCCAAATTCGGTTACGATATGCGGGCATAAACTTTGCCCCCGGCACCTCAAATGTAAAGAAGTCGGCCAAAGCACGAGCAGTGCTTCGTTCTGTATCTACATAAAGATACACCTCATTCTTTTTTGAGATATTTGTCATTAAATAGCACCGTCAACAAACTTACGCCATTCAATTGCATTCTTAATATCCCATCCACGCTGTTGTATCTGTTTTAGAATTCGTTCACACGAATCTACGCACATAGAATAGTATTCCACCTTCTGTTTAAGTTTGATGAGTTCTTCATCAGACTCTAAGTAGATAGGTAAATCTTGTTTTAGAATTTTATGATCGAAAGGATTATCACGATATACTTCTGGTGATGATTTACCACCATAGTATTCCCATTTCTGTCTATACTTTACTTTATAATTACCTTCATTCATCAATTTCATTTGACGAAAATTATTATAGATAGTAAGGTATTTTTGATGGAGAGATGCAGAACGAAGAGATTCGTCTGCGAGTTCCAAATCATCTATTTTCAGGTCTTTTTCAGCCTGTGATTGTAATTCATCAAGTGTCATTATTTTTCACATCCTTAATAATAAAAGTGAGCAGTGATTGGTTAGAACTTGCTGTTCTATATTATCTCACTGAGGAGACTCAAAGTTGATTGTTCAAGTCAACCTTATCATCTGCTCATACTTATTTATAACCTACGAATTTCGAAGTCTGTAAACTTAAATGTTGCAGACGCAGTAAGACTTGCCACATCAGTGTCTTGAACAGTAAAATCGACTCCAGTAAGTTCTGTTGGGAACATTCCTTTGTATGTAATTTGCAATATAGGGTTATTTTTATTTGACAGAATAGTAAGTGTCCCATCACTAAACATAGAAGAGACACCACCACCAGGCTGTGTGTCTGTATTAGAATTTGTCATATCACTAAATTGCTCTCTACTATTAGGAAATCCTACTCCAATAATCCAATTATAAATTTCTTCCCAATTCTCATAAGTTTCATTTATCAGAAATTCTAAAGTTAAGTCACTATATTCAACACTATCGCCCGCTACAAAAATGTCCTTAAATGGTGTGCTAATTCTTGCATCACCACTTAAAGTAACTGTTGGAAGATTTGCCTTTGTGACAAAATACTCTACTTCTGGTAATCTATTAATAGAAAACCTAAACTGAGATGCTGAAGCATAATCTAAGTTTGTTGGTAATCTACTTAATGCTTTTAATTCTGCCATTTTAGTATTCCTTTTATAAGACTATTTATAATGCCACAAATAAAAAAAGGGAGAGCCCGAAGACTCTCCCCATCAAGATTGGTAAACCCAATTCTTATTTTTGTTACATGATGTTTGTAACTTGAACTCTTCTGTAGTAAGTGTTTGTGTTTGCAGTCAAAGCACCTAGTCCAGCAGTTGTTCCCTGTGCGAAAGGATTTGCAGTTAGACCATAACGTGTCTTAAATCCGATCTTAGGTTGGAAAGTGTTTTCACCAACCGCACGAACCATCTGTAGTGGAACGTATGGGCAGTAGAAAAGACCTGCATCATAAGGGGAAGATCCCTTATAACCAACAACATAATACTGTTTGTCAGCAGTGTTTGCAGAATACGGGTCGATATACACTTTGTAGCGTCCGTTAAGAACACCAGCAAATGTGTTACCAGCATCGTCAACACTTAGGTTGTTGTTAAGAGCAGGAGATGTATCAAGAACACCTGCCATCTGAAGTGCAGAAGCAACATCAGAAGAACAGATAATCATGTTACCCTTACCTCTACGAGTCTGTTGAGCGATTGCGTTAGCATCTCTTTCAACTTGGAACATAAGTCCTTTGAACTTCTCAACACTCCAACGTCCGTTTGAATCAACGTCCATGTCGAAGATACCAGCAGTTGCAGTATCGTTCTGAGCACCCTTAACAGCAGTTGTGTAGATAGTTCTAACAACTTCTCTGTTGATTTCTGCGAGAATTTCAGCAGAAAGGATGTTTGCAAGTTCTGTCTCAGCATCCAAACCGTGGATTGCCTTGAGGTCTTGTGCAAGTTCCATTGTGTATTCTGCCTTTAGGGCACGTGACTTTGCAGTAACGGTTTGTTTCTCGATTGAGAATGCCATTTCTGCGAAAGAGTTACCAGCAGAATCACCTTTTGCTTCAGCAGCAGCAGTGGTCATACCTGTTCCGTTAGTGTATGTGCCTGGAGCAGCATCATTCAACAGGGCAGGGTTAGTTCCTGCTTGTGTTCCAGCACCAGAGAAATCTGTGTCTGCTTCATTGAACATAGACTCAGTTCCAGCCTGTGATGTATAACGAGAACGCATTGCGAAAATCAAACCTGTTGGGCCTGTCATTGGTTGAACACCAGCGACATCATATGCGATTAGGTTTGGCATTGCACGGCGAACAAGTGAAATTAGGATCGGATCCCAATTATCAACATTACTACCTGTTGCGTTAGTTGGTGCAGCTTCTGAGAGGAATCTTCCATCCTCACGAAGTGCTTTTTCTTGGTTTTCTAGAATTACAGTTGTAACAGCTCTGCGATACGAATCCTTGATCTCTGGGAGGTCATTGTGTTCTAGCACTGGCTGCCATTTTTCCTGTAGATGCTCTGTATTGAACATGTTAGGTTCTCCTTATTGAGTTATTTTGTTTCAAATATTTATAATATTTCAGTTTTTTAGCTACGAGCACGTTTGACGTTCCGACTGATAGCATTCATGTATGCTGCCATAGCATCAGAAGTGTCAATCGTATCAGTGCCAGTCGTATCAGTATCAACTGATTCTGTTACAGTCGCAGCAGACTTAGGGAAATAACTTTCCTTTAGTGAGTTTAGTTTGTCTTTGAAGGTTTCTTCATTAACAAAATCAACTTCATCTGCAAGTGACTTAAACTTCTCGACTTCCGTATCTGTCAAGTCTTCAGAGACTTCAGCAAACACAGACTCCCGAACCAACTCCCCTACAGATTTATTCAATTCTGCATTTTTAGAAATTTGTTCGTTGAGTTTCTCTTCTAGTTGGTCAATCTTTTCAGATTGGGCTTCTAGAATATCATACTTTTCATCTGGAACATCAATATAATGTTCTTCAAATAGCGCCTTTAGACCAGAGATGAAATCTTCAGCAATCTCGCCTTTGAGACCTCTCTCAATTGCAATCTCGTTCTCTTTCATCCACTCTTCTACAACATAGTCCATGTATGCATCAACTTTTTCGGTCAATTCATCACGAATTCTATTGACTTCCTCGGCGATTTCTTGAGTTTTTGATTCCTCAATTCTTTCAACCTCAGAGCGAAGTTTAGATTTAACCGCAGCCTCGAAAATAGTTGCAGCCTTATCCTTAAATTCTTCAGATAGTTCTTCACCTTCAGTAAGTGCAGAAACATCTTCTGAAACATCTACTGATGCAAGACGTTCATCCAAAGTAGATTCGTCAACTTTCACTGACTCTTCTTCTTCTCTGTCTTTCATCATAGCACCGTATGCAGCAGTAAGTTCTTTAGCATTCATACCAGTCATTTTTTCAATCATGGCATCTTTCATTGCTTCTTTAGTCATACGAGCTTCGTCTAGTTCCTCACCATCGTGTTCAACTTCAACACTAGCGGCAAGAGGTTCTTTAATTTTGGTTGGTTCGTCATCACCACCGGCATCTTTTGCACCCTTATTCTGAGCATCTTTAACAGGTTTTGTTGCTTTTGCGGCATCAGCACCTTTCTTCTCATCTGGGGATACAACTGCTTTGCCAAGGTCTTGAACTTCACCATCCACCTTATCCATTGATTCACCTTTAGCGGCACCATCTGTTGGTTGCTTTGCTTCTTCAAGCTCTGCAGCAACTTCCGCTTCTAGTTCCTCAATTGTCTTGTCGAGTTCTGACATTGGGATTTCTCCTTAGTTTGGTTATATCATTTATTTATAATGATTAAAGTTTTGACAAAAACTTTGCAAAGGCAAGTGCGGAAACTTTACTGTCTCTTTGTCTTACCCCTTCATTGATTTCGTCTTTGATCTTTTGGATTTCTACTTCTTTAAGTAATCCATTATCCCAAACCCATTCTTTACCCTCCATAATACCTTCAACGAAGGCTTGTGGAGCAGAAGGGTCTGCAACAATATCTGCCGCAGTGGCAAGATAAAAATCATCTTTAACATAGTTTGCACCACCTCTAGATACTAGTGAACCCATGCCTCTAGAAGAGACACCAAGTTTACCACCATCTTTAATTAGTGCTTTCGCAATTTCCCCCATTGGAGTAGAGAGCAGTTTCGCCTCACCAACAAAGTTCTTTCCATCAGCTTCAAGTTTAGTAATCATATGCGATACTCTGTCAAGATTGACAGTTGGGCCTTCTGGATGACCCAGTTCCCCAAACGCACGACCTTCAGCAACAAATTCTTTATTATAACGAGCGACTTCTTTTTCAAGCACACTCATTGGATAGACACGACCATTTCTATTCTTCTGGTCGGCCTGCATGAAGATTCCACGAATCTTCATATCTTTTCCACCGTCTTTTTCTTCAACGATGTATTCTACTTCTTGTATTTGTTCTGCAATAAGTTTCATGGTTAATATCCCGAATTCGTAATTGCTGTTCCATAAAGTGTAGTTGCACCACGCAACCCTTCACCAGCGAGAGTATGAACAACAATGCCTGCTCCAGCACCAACGTAAATAGTTCCTACGTCAGCATCATCAGCAGAATTCCGAACAGTGATAGTTTGTGCAGAACCAGTATTAAAAACCCAAACAGCATTTTCATCTGTAAATTTAGTAGTTCCAGATGCTAATTGAGTTGCTGTTCCTTTTACTTGCATTGTCCTAATCCTTACATTACCGTTAATACTTCTTTTTCAAAATAGTCTAATATCTGTTTTTGCGGAACATTAAACTTTTTTGATACAGAAGTAATTGTTTTGTCAAAAGTATTTAGGAAATCTGAAGGTTTAGACTCCATTTCCTTAAAAATAGCGTCAACAGCCTTCTTCATCTTAGGAGATAACTTCTTATACTCCTTAGACATTTTATGCTCATCTTTTTCTGGTAAGTCCTGTTTGAACTCAGAAAGAGTTTTACTCACTATCTTCTTCTACCTTTGGTATATGATGTGTTACAAAACTATTTGCAACTTCTTGTCTTTTTGTCTCTAGTGCAGCCCCAACCTTTTGAGATAGAGCATTATTGAAATGAGATTCTGCATCCAGATTCTCTCCATTACCAATTGCGTCAACAAAGTCTCTAATACTATTACTCATATTTATTCTCCTTTAGTGGGGTCATTTTGAGCATAGAAGTCATCTCCGCCTGCAGCATCTTCACCACCACCTTCATTTTCAATTTGTCCATCAATCTCATCAATTTCTTCATCAGTGAGTCTGAGGATATTCTTTTTAACATATTCTTTAGAGAAGTATGTTCCAACATAAGATTCGATTTGTCCAAGCATATCCAATCTTTCTCTTAGAATTTCTGTATTCTTCAGTTCTGTAAAGTGACCATCTTGCAGATAATCAAACTGAATGTGTTCTTTAAGTGAATCCCACTCTTCAGTGGCAATAACACCCTTTAGGATAAGTTGTGTTCTAAGCATATCTGAGAACATAACTGCAAATCTTTTACGAAGTCTTTGAACAAACTTTGTAAATTTAAGTTCGTCACGAGTAATGTTATCAGAACGTCCAATAGAAAAGTTGTTTTCAGCTTCTAGTCTTGAAATAGGAACATTCAATGAACGATAGAGTTTCTTTTTAAAATATTCAATATCGTCAATCTCACCAAGGTTTGAACCGCCAGGCAAGGTTGTAATCTCTGTTCCTCTACCACCTTCTCTACGAGGCAACCAAAAGTCTTCTAACATTGACATATGGTTTCTATCATCTCTGATTTCACCAGTTCTTGCATCATATACCAACTTGTTACGATAACGATTCATAACATCTTTTAGGTATTGTTCTGCCTTTGCCTTTGGTAGATTACCAACGTCAATATAAAAGATACGTCTTTCAGGCGCACGAGAGATACGATAGATAACCAACGCATCTTCAATCATTCGCAACTGATTGACAGGTTTAATTGCTTTATGTAAATGTGAAAGGACTGTTCCTTTTTGTGCGTCTATTTGACCAGAAGGACAGTATGTAATTGAATCGGCAGTGATACGAATACCAGAAGTAGAACCACTGGTTTGATCAATACCCTTTTCATTATACAAATAAAATTCCTCGACACCTTTAATAATGTCAGTTCCCTTGTCACTCTTATCTTTACGAACTTCACGAACCTTTCGAATTTTACGAGGGTCAATGTAACGAAGTTCTTGAATACCAAGAGATGGATTTTTCTTATCAATCACTTTATGATAGTATAATCTACCATCAACATACCAACGCCTAAAAATGTCATGTCCTTTGGCATTAAAGTCCAAAAGAGATAACACGGTGTTGAATTCTTCTCTGATTTTTCTTTTAATTTTATCAGAATATTCTAGTCTATCTAAAGATATAGAAACCGATTGGTCTCTTTCGTCTGATACAACAGCCTCATTAACAATATCTTCAATTGCCATGTCACACTCTGGTTGCATAGCAATGTCACGATATCTACGAATTAAGTCAATTTCTGACCTATCTCTTCCGTCAATATCGAGTAGTTGAGTAAAAAACCCACCACCAGCAATATCAAATGCACCGTCATCAGAAGTGGGAAGAGTGAAACCATCACTCTTCCCCTCATCTTTTGCTCTAGTTATTCTAAATCCAAACAGTTCAGCCATAATATTTCTTTTCTCCTACTAGAGTTATTTTCTAACAGGATTATTTATAAGACTTTTTAAGTCTTATGCAGCACCACCACTAGAACCAGTTCCATCAAAATGAGTGTATCTCCAAGTGACAGTAAATGTTTCTACTTCACTTGTAGTATCCCAATTCAATTCGATTGCGTCCATAGCAGTTGGCCAGCAGTTTCTAATCACATGTGTTTTCAAAACATTGTCGTTTTGACGACCCAACTGTTGAACTGTCAAATCAGCAACATATTCGTTGAAATTTGCAGCAGCATTATTGGTGTTAATGTCTTGAATAACATTCATCCACTGTTCAATCATGTTACGAACTGCAAAGTCCGTATCATTGATAATTGTTGTTGTCCAAGGTTCGAACTCTCTGTCTCCATTAACATGTAGAATTCTTCCACGATAGTTAATAGGAACTTCTGTAATTGTCTGCCCAGGCAAAGATGCACCTTTCACAAAGAACTCTGCATTACTAACAGCAGTAACTCCGCCAGGAGCAGTCAGAAGAACTTTGAATTGGTTAGCACGAGCACCCCCACCAAGGAGGTTTGATTTAAATTGATCTAAAGTAGCCATTTTTAACCTCCTACCTCACTAAATGAAACACCAGTTCTCACAGCAATGAAGTTGAGAGTGATGAAGTTGATTGAACGAGCGGGTTTGATGAAAATGTTTGCAACAAACTCATTTCTGTCAATTACTTCTCCAGTGTTATTGGTTTCGTCTGCAACCACTGAGAAATCAGTGATACCTCTACGTCCTTGAACATCTCTGAGGAATGGTTCAACCATGTTTCTAAACTGAGCACGAGTGAACTCATCATTGAACTCAAAGAGTTGGAACTTAGCAGCAGTTGCAATTGCCTTTTCAAGAACCAAGAACAATCTACGAACATTGATTCTGTCAAATGCAGAAGGTCTTGCAAGTGCAGTCTTGTCACCGAAGAGAACTGTTCCTTGGCCTGGGAATGTAACAACAGGGTTAATTCTAGCAGGATATAGGATATCTCTTTGTGTTTTAGTTGGGTTAAATGCGAGTTTAACAGCACCACGAATCTGTCCACGATTGTAACCGCCAGGCGAGAACCAAGGGTCAGCAACTGTGTCAGTGTTAGCACACAAACCAGCAATGTCTCCGTTTAAAGGAACAAAACGATATACATCGTTATACTTGTCATACATGTATTTGTAACCACTGTCAAATACAGCATAAGAAGAAGAGTTCATCTGGTCGAAGAAGCCTTTTACGTTAGTGGTCTGAGTTGCACCAGATGTGATACCAACCACATCTTCTCTACGAGGAGAGATGAATACAACGCAATCTTTTCTGAAATCACCGAAATCAATCATGTTTTTCGCATGAGTAACACCGTCTGTTCCAGTTTGTCCACCACCGGCCAATACTAGATTTACGTCAACTGTTTCAACATCTTTTAGGTAGTCATATGCAAGTGATAGTTCACCAACTGTTGGTGCAAAATCATCAGAACCGATAGAAAGTGTATCAGTAATAGGAAGATGGTTTGCATCAAAGTTAGTTGTTGCACTTGCAGAACTAATTGCAACACCCCAATCTTCACCATCAGAATCGACACCATCTATTTCAGATGCCGGATGACTCATCCACCAAACATGCATTGAACCTCTGTTCACTATTGTTTTGTAGAAATTAGAACCACCCTGTGGAGTTTTAGCATTTGGATGTTTAGACAAGAATGAGAATGTTTCGATTACTGCAAGTGTTCTGTTTCCAGCAACATCTACATCGTAACCAGTGATTTCGCCTCTTGTGTCATAAACTACAACGTGCATTTCGTCTTCAGCAGAACCTAGTCCTTGTCCCTTTGCCCAATCAGATGTGCCTGGAGCAGCATCAAACAAGTCATAGAATCTCCAACGTCTGCGAATTGCAGTTCCGTCAGCGATGACAGATTGGATACCACCAGAATTTGTATCATCCAACAGACGAACAGTTAGATCGTTTGTTGCGATTGCAGTTACTTCATACTGATGTCCAGCAGTCTCTTGTAGATAGATAACATCACCAACTTGGAATTCTGTTCCATCATCAACGGTTACAGTTGTATCACCAACTGCAAGAGCTCCATCTGTAAGTGAAGTTACTGT